TTACTAATTGATCAAATAATGTAGGATCATCAACTACGCCATCATCGTCGCTGTCATTGAATGTGACTTGAATTTTTTTAGTATCAACATAACCATCTAGACCTCGAAACTCTTCAGTAATTTCCCAATCTCTATCATAGGTAAATGGAGTTGTGCCGCCTGGAGACAACGGGTTGGTATTAATATTTAAAACTTTGATTACATCTTTAACAACAGTATTATTACGAGTATCATAAATTTTATCGCTAGAATCAAAGAAGAATCTTACCTGTTGGGCACTTTCAAATATGTAACGTGTTAATCTACTAGTCACTGTATAGTATTCTGTATCTGTCGTGAATAGCACTAGCCAACTACTGTCCGTTTTAGAATTAGTGGCGTCGCCTTGCCTACCAAGGCTAAAGACTTCGCTAGTGTTAAGATTTGTCTCTGTAATAATTTTCCATAATCTTGTTTCAATATCATATCGAAGACCGAATTTTTTATTTCCAAACACCAAATCTACCATGGCAGTTATAGTACTGGATTCTATGCTGGTTCTCCAAGCAGGAATGATTTCAGATAATACTGCAGTATTTGGAACTATATCATTTAACACAATAGGTCCTGATTTATCAAACAACAGTCCAGTACCATTGGCTGTTCCATCTCCCGCTATTGATACTGCTTTTGTCCAAATGAATGTAGCAGAATTCAATACTGTGGCAGAGCCAGGCACCAACTCATTGTTTTTTGTTTTATCAAAGTAATAACCGGCGGGCGCTGTAAATTTTATCAAGGCACCCACTGTAAAAAATCGTAACAGGGTACCAGTATAAGAAGAAACTTTTTGCTTTGTACCCGATACAGTATCTTCAATGTAGCCAGTACTCTGATTAACATCCAATGTTCTGTTGTACCATTTAACTTCTAATAAATTTACAGGAATTTTTTCAAAATTATCGTAGTAAAAATTTTTAAGATTAGATGATTTTAAAACGTCTGACAATTCATTATAAAGAATTGCCTCTATGTCTGTTCTAGTGGCGTACTTAAATCTAAAACTGTCAGAGAATTCTTGTTTATATATTAAACCGTCATCCGCAAACAAGTTAGTTTTGCTGTACTTGCCTGTTGGGTCTACTAGGTCAAAATATCGACTGATACCGCTTGAACTGCGGTTAACTGCTTTTACTTTTACAACTTGCTGATTAACACTTAGAGGACTAATATTGTAATCTTCTCCTGTAATCATTCTATTTTGTGTATAGTACGTGGCAGGAGCATTAGTCTTAATACTGTCGTTAGTTTCGGTTGGGCCACTATTAGACACGCTTGATTGTAAACTTAATGTCACACTCAATGTTTCAACTTGGCCAACTTGACTAATATAAGGAATATCTATGCTAACATTCTTAATATCTTTAGGATTAACAGTATAGTTTAGTCCGTTGCTGGTTCTGTAGTATGTTCTAAATGTGCCTTGTGGTAAATTACCAAACACACCGTCACTGAACACTAAACTAACTCTGTCACTGGCTCTAGTTACTACACCATATATGTTTCGGATGCTTTTGTTAAGACTATTATAGATAACATTATTGCCTTCGAAACTAGGGACTTGTGCCCAATACTCACTTTCCGTTCCGTTGTTATCTAGTCTATATAACCACACATCACTGTTGTTAATGTTAACTGCGTCTAGGTCAACTGATTCGTCTGTGGCTGGCTGGCTCAGTGTAAAGCTGCCTTGATTCAATGTACCTTGAGTAAATCTTAAAAAGAATCCTGTATTGCTACTGCCGTTGCCGCGGCCGCTGTCTCTGTACAAGAATGACAAACTGTTTCCTATGCTAGGAGGTTCTTCATATATTTCAGTTTTACCAGCAAACGTTGTACTTACAATTTCAAAATTCATACTGCGGCCATCTACTGGTTTGTTAAAAGAGTATACCGGTATAGAAGTGCTCACTGTTTGAAATCTATATTGTTCAGTGGGAATACCATAAATTTCTTGTTTTGCGTCTGGATTTCCATACTGTCTAGTTGCCGGCAAGGCCGCATTGATAACTTTAATAAACTGGTCGTACCAATTGGTGTTAGCTGGATCATTCCACGCAACAACCTGATTGGCTAGATTTCTGCCGTTGCTGTCATACACTGACTGAGTAGTACTTACAGTATTAAATTTCAACAAGCCCGATGCAGCAATATTACGTTTTGTTTTATAACTTAATAAACGTGCTAGACGCAACACACTTTCGCGTCGTTCTGCTAGCTCTAGGAAGTTTTCACGGGCATTTAAATCAACACGGAAAGCTATGCTTTGGCCCAAGAACGCAATCATGTCGATTAGGGCAAGGTATTCGCTTGATTCAATATAGTCGTTGAAATCTTCTGGATAATTCTCGCGGATATAACTAATCATCACGCGGCGTAGATTTTCAAAGTCGTAGCTTTGGAAATCGGCATTACGGAAGCTCTGGTATATACGTTTCCAGTCTTCTGCTACTAGTAATCTATTTTGTCTATCTGTTGCTGACATATCTGCTTCCCATATACAGATATTTATCGGTTTTATTATATGCTATTTTAATTAGCCGATTAGACCATTTGCTTGGTCAAATTTAAATTGGAGAGATTCTTGTATGTTATAAGGAAGATAAGTCAGCGTACATTCTATTTGTAGGCCGCTTTCGTAGGTTGTAACAATTACATTGTTGGCATTGACCCGAGGATCGTAATTGATAATCTGTTCAACGTTTTTTACAATAAGTTGTTTTAGATCTTCCGTCAACGGTTCAAATAATACATCCCATATGATAGTGCCGAACGTAGGATTTTCTAACCGTTCGCCTTGACGAATATGAAAGTGATTGATAATATCTTGTTTAATTAAGGCTAGATCATACAGGCTATAGCTCTTGCTGTCGCCGCTGACACTGCTAAAACCTTTGTAGGTTTTAGATCCAGGCACAGTTGCTCTGCCGGCAGGGCCTTTTAGTACTACCTTGTTAAATAATTTCTGATTGGCTGTCATAGTAGTATTTACTCCTCGTTCTCGGGTGGCATTTCCTTGGAGAATGTGTCGGTTATTGTAGAATATTTTTTCCAATACTCCGGTACAGGAATATCACTGCCTGCTTCCCTATCAGTCAAGTCAGGTTTAAAACTAGCAGGATCTAAATTTTCGTGATGTGGCCAAGGTTCGTGGCTTGGAATACGTAACATAATACTGTCTGTTGTACTTTCAGTTTCGTCTGGATTAGCAAAAGTAGTCAATGGTTCAGGGGCTGTAGCAGCGACTGCACTAGCTGCAGCTGGGCCGTTTAGATTAATATTGCCACCGGAAATTGTAGTGTTGGCAGCGGCAATTTCCATATTTCCGCCAGATGTTAATTTGTTTGCGCCGCTGGTGTTAAGGTCAAATCCGCCACCAACTGTGATATTGGTTTGATCCGCAACGGTTTCATCGTGTGTGCCGCCAACTTGTATAAAATTGTTAGAATCAACAATTAGAATTTTGTCTGTGCCAATTTCTGTTTGATGGCGGGCGCCTACTTTTAAATTAAAATTTCTACCAACTTCTATGTTAAAATCTCTATCAGCGTAAAAATTAAAATCTTGTTTAGTACGTATGCTTATACTGTCTTCGGCAAAAATATCAATTTTACCATCGCTAGACATTTCTATCCAGGTTGTGCCGCGGGCGTTACCTATGTAAATTAAGTCTTCGCTGTTGTGCATCAAAATTTGATGGCCAGTTCTAGTTCTAAATCGTATTAATTCATTGTGTGGAATTTCTGGAAGCCCATCATCTTCGTCTTGTTCAACGGCGGCATAGTCAGGAGGACCGTCACTAGCAGTAGTACGACGAAGGAATTTATCATCTCCATCATCCATAACCACACTGCTGCCGCCCAGTCTGCTGATAAATCCGGCGGCAATCTTGTGCTCGTCTTTACCAAACTTGCCTTTAGGAGCGCCGCTTCGTTTATCAATTGGGCCAGGAGTGCTGATGCCAAATACCATACTGGGTATCTCTCTCCTGGCACTGCTGGTTGTGATACCCCTAATATCGTCTTCTATCAGGCCTTGTTCGTCTAAGATATCCTGCAGTGGGCTGGCAGGTTTAAGAATTTTAGTAGGATCTGTGGCTGCTTCTCTTGCTTTTTTATTATATTCAGCAACGGGCACACGTTCATATGTACCGTCTATATTATATTTTGTGGCAGCATGTCCAGGAACTTGAAAATTCATATTTTCATCAGGTACACATCCTATCCAATAACCTTTACGTGGATCACCATCAATAAAGATAACCATGACAATAGTACCAACATCAGGAGGAATGAACCACATGCCGTAACTTTTTTGCGTGGCATTATAGTCATCTTCTTCCGTGATAAACTCTACATTAGTTTGTCCGCCAAACGGTGTTAGATATTTTACTTGGTGTAGCTGGCCTTCTTTAGCTTCGTCATTACCTACTTCTCTTAATAGCTGTACCTGTAGCGTACCCATGTAGGTAGGATCCAAGTGACTGATAACTTTTGCTAAGAATGGGCCCGGCTTTTGTTCAGCACTGCCTGTGGGTTGTCGTGTATCTTCTGCCATTTGTTATCCTGCGAAATCGCCTAGGGCTGCGTTGTTAGCTGATATTTGATCATCTGTCAGTGGAGCTGTTTGTGGTCCTTCTGCAGCCCACTCTGTTATTCTTGCCTGAGTAGCTTCATCGTCTTCTGCAGCATATTCATTTTCTGTAGGCGCTGAAGCTGTCTGTGGAGGCTTAGTGCTCTTAACTTCTTGACCTGGTAATCTACTTAATTTTAAAGTTTGTGTAAATTTACCTCTCCTAAAATTAGACGTAACAAGCGTGACAAGATAAAGTCCACTAAACTGTGGAACTCCAGCGGTTGTACTAAAATCATACACACCATCTTCTAGGTTAATATCAATTGGAGTTCTAAAATTAACAGTAATTAATACTCTGCCGCTTTGATAATTCATTGCTCCGTCAGCATTGATAAATTTATTATCTGTAGCCACTGCGCTATAGTTGCCCATACCACTGTCTCCTAGGAAATAAGGATCTCCTAGAATTGTTAAATTCAAATTGATCATGCTAGTATTGCTAGTAATGCTGTCGTGGAATTGTCTAGCGGCAATACTGGCATTATCGTCAAGGCCGCCACCTCCTTTGCCGCCAGTCATGGTCATAATTCCGTCTTTTAATACAGTAGTGGGAATTTGTCCTTCTTTAGGTTTTTCACCGTCTGGTGTTTTATTATCTGGATCGCCTTCTACTCCAGAGCCAGCATTTGCTTTTTGCTCTTTATCTCCGCTATTCTTGCCGGCGTCGGCGCTCATCTGTGTAAAAAAGCTGGCATTAAATTCTATATCAAAATCCATTACATCTAAATTTTTGCCTGTATAGATATAATTGTATTCTTTAATAACTTGTTCTTTGGCTTTTTCTGTTCCAGGGTTTGGAGTGTTCGGAGGTAAAAATGCGCTGGCAGAAGCATCGTAAGGAACAATTCTATAAACAATTAATTTAGGCTTAACCCCTGTTTTTTTAATATTTTCATCTGAAGGAATATAGTACAAGTGTGTTTCAACTCTCCACCACTGTACTGTACCTTCAGGAGTTATTTGACTTAGAGCGGTTCTTCCGTATTCGCTCATCAAGATCACTTGATTGATAGCGTTAACAACATCGCTGCCTTGGGTAAATTTAAATTCACTAGATTCAGGATTGATAGAAATAGCGCCACGCTTGTAAGTTCCAGATTTTTCATCGTAGGCAAGATTATCTTTAGCAAACGGAGTAGCACCTTTATTATACAAGTTGAATCCCATTGTACTTTTACCAACATCATTCATTTCAGATTCATCTTGTACTTGTGTTTTGTTAATGCTGCTGGTGGTGACTCCTAGTTTTTTAAACAAGTTCATGTCCCCACCAGATGAACTATTAGGGTTTATGGTTGCACCAGCACTAGAAGTAGAATCATTACTGGGAGGATTAGCATCACCTGTTTTTAAATCTTTAGGAAAACTAATTAATATTTGATCAGCCACAACAACATCTTTACGTTTGACTGCTTCATTTAAACGTGTATTCAAAACTGCTTGTAAACTTTTCTCTCCAGTTTGTAACATTTCTCCCACATTTTTTCCTGTTATCGACACATCTGTTTTTAATTCAGAATATACTTTACTATAGGCTTTTTCGTTAACTGGGTATGCAGAAATGTCATACTCGGCACCTTTGCCTGTGGCTCTCATGGAAAATTTATAAAGTTTAATAGGAAAATATTTTGTTGTTTTATCTATTTGTACGTTTTGTAAATCGGCATCAATATGTCCTTTGAATTCCATACTTAGTAACAGGGGCATTTCCAAATAATTCACATGACCCACATTTTTTGCAGCAACTTGTAATGTTTGAAAAAACATTCCCATACTGTAAGGTTCGATCAATTTAAATTTAAGGCCCGTGGCATTGGTATTACCAGTACTTTGATCAAAACCTACGGAACTATTGATCTGTACATCTTCAATATAAAAATCAAAACTGCCGTCAGGGTTTGATTTTGTTTTGTTTGCGGTAGGTACCCTGTCTGAAGGGTTGCCGTTGCCGCTTTTTAAAATTATTGGGCCTAATAGACCTTTACGATAAGTCTCATTTGGAAAATTTAAACTGGCATCATCTAATACACTTAATGTGAAAATATAATTGTAACTGGCATATTGATGAAGTATGTTAGGAAACGGCGGTTTAGCTTCTAACGCCACTTGCGTCTGGGCCTTGGTAGCGTTTTCAGTAAGATTACCTAACTTGTTTATGTTACTTTTAGCTTGTTGTATGGCGTTTTCTAATTCGGCAACCCCTGGCAAACTAGAAGTGATGTTACTTATGTTGACGCTTAATCCTGATTTAATAGCATTTGCAGCACTGGTGATACTATTACTGGCAGCTGAAAGACCTTTAGCAACACCTGTATCCGATAAAACTTTATTAACTGTGTTAGAAGCAGTGGTGGCAGCACTGGCAAGATCAAAAGATGGCATATTAGACTCCTAACACTTTCGAAAGTCCTGAGCGTTTAGGAATATAGATTTCTACTCCTGGAATAAAATCATATATTGGATCTTGAAGTACGTCAAGATTACGTTGTATGAATACCCACCACAGTTTAGATGTGCCATATAGGTCATAGGCCAATAGATCAGGCCTGTGAGAATACTGAGGTTCGATAGTATAAAGAAAATCATCTGGCTCCGAGCTAACTGGTCTAATAGACAAGATTCCAAGATAATTTTGAATCACCGAAGTATTAAACCAAGGACTCGAACTTGTGTAAGTAGCGGCCATTATACATAACCTCCGTTAACATAATCACCTTTAACAAATTTCTGTAAACTAAATCTACGAACAGCTTCTCTACTATAGATAGGACGCACTGTTATTTGTAATTCACTTTTGACTGGCACCCAACTGTTACCAGATGTGGCAAAACTGCCACCACCTGCAAGAGCAGTTACACCTGAAATTAATTTGCCAACGCCTGCTACGGCTCCACCTATTGCACCAATTGTTCCTAGAGCATTGGCTATTTTATTTGCTCCCAAAGCGCCTGCTAGTCCTGCTAGACCAGCTGATACGCCTGCTATGCCAGCTACAGAACTAAGTGCGCCACCGAGGCCGCCAGTTACCTCACTACCTGCGAATGCTGTACTTGTATTAATATAGTTTGTGTCAGCAGGCAAATTGATAGAAAAACTTTCAATCACTACCGGAATGTTTTTAAAAACATAATCACCGTAGCCGTTTAATTTAAAAATAGGAGGAGGATTGCCTTGAAGGTCACCTTCGCCGGTAAACATCTTTGTGGCACTTCTTAGACAGTGTACAGCGGCAAGCCAATACATTGCCTGCTCTCCATCTTCAACGTTGAACGCACCATTTATTGAAATTGTGTTTGCTCTACTGTTTTGATAATAGACAAATCCGTAATTGCTATGCGTAAAATTTTCTTCGCCGTAACTGGCAGTACTTGAAATGGCAATGCTGGGCGTATAAGGAAAAACTAGTCCACCTGCTTGTACTAACGGGCTTAACATTGGACTACTGGAAAATGCAGGCGGAATTGCCAAACGTACACGCCAATCGCTGCTGGCATCGGCTCCGCCAAACGAAACACCGGCTGCGCTGGATGATCCTGATTCGCCACCTTTCGGTAGGTTGATGCTCCGTAATGACGAGATCAAGGCAGCTGGGTTAGATAAATTATTAAGCGCACCGGCTAATCTACCTGCAGTCGACAATGCGCCGCCAACAGTACTGGCTGCTGTATTCAATATTGATCCAAAATCTGCCATTGATTTCTCCTTTTGTCTTCTATTTAGTTGACAAAATAATCTGGGTAGTTTATAATAGTACTAGAACCTAGGACTCGCATGAAAGTTAATTACTTAAACAACAAAGATTTATTAGAAGAAATACACAAAAGCAAAAATACATTCTGCTCATTTACCCAACCAGAATATCATCGTTATGATTTGATATTGCCCACTGTTGATAAAATTAACATTCGAACTGTTGCTGAAGCTAAACGGGCACAGGCCAAACGAATGAGTCAAGAGGCGTATGCTCGACGTAAAGCTGCCGGGGAAAAAGTCAAACAAGCAGACTGCGAAGTGGACTATAAAAAGATTGCTAAAACAGACATTGTGTTTAGAATTATGTCGTTTGAGCACATTCCGTTAAACGGTACCCGTAAAAAAAATCCAAAGACCATAGCGGATCATAGAGATAAAGTTAATTTTCCTCCATTTCAACACTGGAAGTTCGACGATAAAGATATTTTAGTATGTGTTGGAAAAAGTCACTGGAAGGGTGATTTAGAAACTGGTAAATTTAACAAAGATCACGGGCAGATTACAAATACACTTGCCCGTATGTACATTAAATTATGTGAACGATATGCCACAAGAGGCAATGTACGAGGTTATACTTACAACGACGAAATGAAAGGACAGGCTATTTTACAACTAACACAAATTGGTTTACAATTTGATGAAAGCAAAAGTGATAACCCATTTGCCTACTTTACGGCAGCGGTGACTAACAGTTTTGTTCGCATTATTAATTTAGAAAAACGTAATCAAAATATTCGTGACGACCTATTGGAGATGAATGGCATGAATCCTAGCTACAGCAGAACTGGCGCTGGTGAACATGCAAATGCTATAAAACGTTTCGAAGGTGAATCAGGTGAGTAATTTATTTAAAAAAGTTGCTTGCTTTACAGACATACATTTTGGATTAAAATCAAACAGTCAAACACACAATCAAGACTGTGAAGATTTTGTTGATTGGTATATTGCAAAGGCCAAGGAGAACGGATGTGATACAGGTATTTTTATGGGCGATTGGCATCACAACCGCAATAGTCTTAATATTACAACTATGGACTACAGCCTTAGAGCCCTTGAGAAACTGGGACAGGCTTTTGATAAGTTTTATTTCTTTCCTGGTAATCATGATCTTTATTACAAAGACAAGCGGGATATTCACAGCGTCGAATTCGGAAAGTATATTCCTGGAATTACTGTGGTACACGAACCTACTACTATTGGCGACGTCACCTTATGTCCGTGGCTTGTCGGAGACGAATGGAAAACCATAGGCAAGAAAGGTGGCAAATATATCTTTGGTCACTTTGAATTGCCCAGTTTCTTCATGAATGCCATGGTTCAGATGCCGGATCATGGTGAAATTCAGTTGGATAGTTTTAAAAACTACGAACTTGGGTTTAGCGGACACTTTCATAAACGACAACAACGTCAAAATATGCATTACATTGGTAATGCGTTTCCGCACAACTATGCTGATACGTGGGACGACGAACGCGGCATGATGATTTTAGAGTGGGATGGTGTGCCCCAGTATATTAACTGGACAGAGTGTCCTAAATTTAGAACTATTAAATTAAGTCAGTTGATTGACGAAGCAGATACGCTGATTACCAGCAAGATGCATCTGCGAGTAAGTCTCGACATTGACATCAGCTACGAAGAAGCTAGCTTTATCAAGGAAAAATTTATTAGTGATTATGATATTAGAGAACTAACACTGATATCTGAAAAGAAAGAAGTTGAAATCAATACTGATATCAATATACAAGCATTTGAAAGTGTGGATCAAATTGTGAGCAATCAGTTGGTCAATATCGAAAGTGACACTTTCGATAGTAAAGTATTATTGAGTATCTATAATAGCCTATGACAATTAAAATTAAAGAACTAACTGTTAAAAATTTCATGAGTGTGGGTAATCAAACCCAAGCGGTAGACTTCTGTAAAGAACAACTTACCCTTGTACTAGGTGAAAACCTAGATCAAGGTGGAGATGACAGTGGAAGCCGTAACGGTACCGGTAAGACTACCATTATCAATGCCTTAACCTATGCGTTATACGGCACAGCATTGACCAATATCAAGAAAGATAACTTGATCAACAAGATCAATGGCAAAAACATGTTGGTTACACTGAGTTTTGAAAAAGACGGTAACAAGTACAAGATTGAACGGGGTCGCAAACCTGCTATCATGAAGTTCTATGTGAACGATCAAGAACACTCTGTTGACTCTGCTGATGACAGTCAAGGTGACATGCGGGAAACGCAAAAGGACCTTGATGACTTAATGGGTATGAGTCACGATATGTTTAAGCATATCTTGGCTTTGAATACCTATACCGAACCGTTCTTAAGCATGAAAGCCAACGAACAACGTGCTATCATTGAACAACTGTTAGGCATTACCTTACTAAGTGAAAAGGCAGAGGCTCTTAAAGAGCAAGTGAGAGTAACTAAAGATCAAATTTATCAAGAGAACGCAGATATCGAAGCTGTAAAGAAGTCTAATGAAAAAATTCAATTGAGTATTACTGGTTTGGAGACAAGACTGAGTGCTTGGTATGCTCAGCAACGAACAGATTGCGATAGAATTACCAAGTCCATAGAAGAACTACAAGCAGTAGACATCGAACGAGAACTCACAGCTCACGCTAAGTTAAAAACATACAATGAGCAAGCAGCTAAAATAAAAAGCCTTAACAAAGAAAAGGCCACAATTGAAACTGCGTTAATTCAAGCTGATAAAAGTGTAACCAAATACACAAAAGAAATAGAGCAACTAAAAAATAACACTTGTCCAGCTTGTGAGCAAGAGCTACACACCCACAAGCATGAAGAAATGTCCGTGCTTGCTGAAAAGAATCTAGCAGATGCTTACACATATCTTCAAAGCCTCAGTGATAGCTATGCTATTATTGTGACTGAGCTTGAAGGTATCGGCGATATCAACGGTAGGCCAACAACTTATTACGATACACTAGAAGAAGCTCTTAAACATCAAAACAATTTAACCAGTTTAGAAACTGCGTTGGGTGCTAGACAGCAAGAAACAGATCCTTATCAAGAACAAATAGATGATTTGCGTAATACTGCGCTTCAAGAAATCACATGGGATAGCATAAACAATCTCAATGTACTTAAGGGCCATCAAGAGTTTTTGCTCAAGTTGCTGACCAGCAAAGATAGTTTTATCCGTAAAAAGATCATAGATCAAAATCTTGCCTACCTTAATAATAGGCTTACCTACTATTTGGATAAAATGGGATTACCCCACACAGTGGTATTTCAAAATGATTTAACTGTGGAAATTACACAACTTGGGCAGGATCTAGACTTTGACAATTTGTCACGTGGAGAACGCAATAGGTTAATTTTAGGATTAAGCTGGAGTTTTAGAGATGTGTGGGAAAGTTTGTATCAAAGTATCAACTTGTTATTCATTGATGAACTTATTGACAACGGACTAGATGCCGCAGGCGTAGAAAATGCCTTAAGTGTCTTAAAGAAGATGGCTAGGGAACGTAAGAAAAACATTTATTTGATCAGTCACAAGGACGAATTAATCGGACGAGTGAACAATGTACTCAAAGTGATTAAAGAAAATGGATTCACTAGCTATGCTAATGACTTAGAAATTGAAAATTGATGGAAGACGCACATACCAGTCTAATGAGAAAAGTACATGAGTACTACAAGCTACACCAGAGATGGCAAGCTAGACAAACTCATGTGGCTGGTATCGAGCTACGACGGCTCTTGGCTGAAATAAGAGACTTAACAATCACTAGGCGCGAAGAAATACAGGCAATTAGGGCAACTAAACCAAAAGTTAAAAGTCCCAAGTACAAAGAATCACTTTTAAAAGATCAAGAGGCCAATAAGAACTAACTAGTTGATGTCATGGTATTATCAAAACACAATAGTCGAAACCTTACCTGAAGTATGTATTGGATTTGTCTATTGTATCACTAATAACATCACTGGTCGAAAATATATAGGCAAGAAATTATCAAAATTTTCTAAAACAACTTATAAAACAGTAAAACTCAAGAACGGCACCAAGAAGAAAAAGCGGATTAAATCCAAAATTGATTCTGACTGGCGTGAATACTATGGCTCAAACGACCAACTAAACAAAGACGTAGAACAACAAGGCAGAGAAAATTTCCATAGAGAAATAATTTATTACTGCACATCAAAGGCTGAATGTAGTTATATCGAGGCAAGAGAACAATTCTCCAGGCGGGTATTAGAATCAGATGACTACTACAACGGACAAATCGCTGTTCGTGTACACGGCTCACACATCAAAGGCAAACAACTAAACGGTTAAGGCTTCCACCGGCTAATCTCGGGTGGCGAACAGAAGAAACCTGGACCCAGTGTCGCAGGGATCCGTAGACTCTTGCCGTTAAGAGCACTCAATCAGTATCCTTTACAGGACCAGGATCGCAAAGCTGCCGCGGTTTGATTGTTTCAAGGATTTCAAAGGCAAAAAGAGGGAGAAATACCCACGTTTGCTAGCATGTTAGCGTATGTTAGTGGACCGCCGTCATAATAAAGACACAGCTCGAGGTACCGGATGACCGCCTCTGTAACTGCTGTAACGCTAAGTGGATTGTGCAACTCAGATAATGTTCAATTTTCTTTGCCCGCAAGGGCAAAGTGTGACTGAACAATCTAGATAATACTTAAATGCTTCGCATTAATAATAAAGAAAATAGTTCGAGCGTGAGCGAAGAACAGTTGAACGTAGTTCAACTTTAAATAAATATATATTATGAAAGTCCATCAAATAGTCTCTGAAAGAACTGAATCATTGAATGAAGCCGTACCTCTTGTAATAGCAGGTATTGGAATAGGTACAATAATTACCGCAATCTCTGTAGGCATGAGTGCTTGGAGTGCCTACGAAATATACAAATTCATTGGCAAATACAACCAAGATCCTGAATCAATTACTGACGACGAATGGAATGATCTATTCATAGATGCTGTACTATTGTTTACACCTGGCTTTGCCAAGCTGGGTAAAGCAGGAATACTTAAACTTATTCCTAAGTCATGGCAAAGTAAAGGCGGCAAGTGGTTAAAAAAGAAAGTTACTGAGCGTCTTGCCCAATTAGAAAAAACAGTAGCTAAAACAGAAAAAATAAACTTGAGAAAATTTGACCCTGACAGTAAAGTAGGGTTTGAAAAAATTAAAGCCTACTTAAAAATGCGTGGTGCCAATGCTTCCATGAAGGCAGCAGCCCAGGCAAGGATGGGATTTATACCCGATGTAGCCATGACTGTGATAAAAACTGTTGTGGGTTTAGAATTTGTAAGAGAATACTACGTGGATTTGTCCGTGTTAGAGGAAGACTACCAAGATTATAAAGCTGGCAAAGATTCTCCTTTTGGAAAAATGTCAGAGCAAGAAGCCTATAACAAGTATCAACAGTTAAGAAAGAAACTGTTAGGAGAATTGGCCATTGGTGTTGCCTTAAATACTGGAGTGGCCAGCAAATTCTTTGGCGCAATGTCAGGCATGTTTAAAGGTATTGCCACAGGTGCAGCTACACTGGGCGGCGCCAGCATTACAACAACAAAATATTTAGGTATGTTTGTTAGCTTGCCTACTAACGTGGCAAAAGGTATTTCTAAATTAATTGAAATGGGGCCTGCGGCCCCAGCTTTCTTGATATTCATGCGTACCAGTGCTGGTAAAGAATTTTTAAATAGTTCTTTGGTAAGAGCAATTACTGAACCAACAGGGGCATTGACAGCAGCCGCTATTGATTTACTAGAAAAAGGATTACAGGAAGCTGGACTACTAGATGGTCCACTACCTGGTAAGACCGCAGTAAAACCACCAACTGGTGATGCTGCCGATGGCGCAAGACAAGCTACAAATGGTATGAATATTCAATGGGTTGGCAAGAAACTTTACATTAATAATCAACAAATTAGTGATGAAAATGGATATCGTCTAGTAGGCAACGACAAACTTAATGACATAAAAGCTAGGGTTGGTGTTGCCGGCATTCCTGATCCTACTTTAAAAATACAGGACGACCCTAAGAAAAAATACGGCGTCTATGGTTACGACGAAATTAAATAATAGCCATACGGCTATTTTTGGTAATTTCAATATTTTCTTTTATAATCTCATTCATGATCTGCCTATCCTCGTAGCCGTAAACGTGCATTAGATCCTGACTGCTTACTCCGCCTCGCATGTACCAACTTATGCGAAAGATTTCATCTTTTATTTGTTTTGTATCTAATTCTAAACTGTTAACCAACTCTTCGATGTCAGATCTAGACAAGGGTAACAGTTTTATACGAAAAAACTTGATTGGTCCATTACAACTTCAATAGCGTTTTCAGTGCCACAATTGCCGCAAATGACTTTTTGTTTTGGCATCTCCCAAAGTTCTTTATTCTTTTCAAGTTTACTCTTGATAAGAGTATAATGTTCTCGGTTAGTGTTAGACAACCACTCTCGAATATGATCTTTCTCAGTTACTAATACATTGGGAATTTGAACTGACTCAATGGCAGTTAAAAATACATGTACTTGTATTTCAGCTAGTTTAGCATAGATATCATCCATGACTTGTTGCCTACGGTCGATATCTATATCAGCAATCTGACCAAGCATTTTTTGTAATTTAAAATTTTCCAAGTTTACTATTGTCATTTCTTCGTAGCTTAACGGCTTAAAGTTAATGGTAATTTCTTCGTCAACTACTAGTCTATTGTCAAAATTCTTATCAGCATAGTGATCCATGACACTAGTTAAATCAATGGCAAAGTCGTTTTCAGTACCACAGTTAGTACAGGTATGTCCAATACTCATTTCTTTACCGTATGTTGCCATTCTAATGGAAACTAATAATACATCTAGATCAATACTGGGCACTTTATGTGCGTCTGTAATATATGGACAACAACTTTCTATTAATTTTACTGTGGCTTCACCGTTAAACAAGCTGTCAGGTGTTTTCATTATGAGTTCATCCATGCCAGTCATGGCAAAAATTGGCACTTTACTAACATCTCCTTGTAGAGTACCTTCCTCGTAGTACAGCCCTTTGCTGGGCAAACTGATAAACAACTTGGGTTGTCTAAAGTATTTTTGTAATGGATTCATAGCTTTTTTATCCCGATAAATATATTATACGATTATTTATGTGCGTAGTTTTTTGGAAATTTTAATATGGCTTTAGATAGAAATGATCAGTTAATGATGCAACAAGCGTTTGAAAACGCTTTGAAATCTAGTGGCCGCGGCCCTGTAACTGTAGGTGGCGGAGGTGCGCCACCAAGCGGTGGTGGCAATCAAGGGTTTGACACAAGTAAAGTTAAAGAAGGCTTGAAAGATGGCGCAGAGTCTTTCCTACATGCTGCTAAGTCAAGTGCTGATACGTTCCAAGGACTTAGCAAACATGGCGCTAATTTTAGCAATGACCTAATTGGCATGAATGTTGCTGCCGCTGGCAGTAGATTGAGCCTAAATGATTTCGCTAACGTTATTGCTAATAACGGAAAACAAATGGCCGGCCTTGGTGGCAGTGTCACTCGCGGTGCTGAAGCATTTGGCAAATTAAGCAAGAGTTTCTTTGATAGTAACGCTGGCGACGAACTACAGCAGATGGGATACAATGCTAAAGAACTTAACGAAGTTCTTGCGTTACAAGCCAGTACACAACGTTACACTATGGGTATTGAAGGTGCCGCAGGTGTAAAATCAAGAGAAGCTGCAGCTTCATTAGCTAAAGAGATGGATGCCATTGCCAAACTCACAGGCAAAAGTAAAGAAGAACAAATGGAAGCTGCTAAGAAACGCAGCACCGACGGACAAATTGAAGCAAAGTTAAGATTAATTGGAATTGAACAAGGTGCCGCCGCAGAAGCGGCAGCAAGAGAAGGATTCCAAAAACAATTTGCTCAAGCAGAAGCTCGCGGTATGGGACAAATGGCAAAAGAAATGTTTGCCACTGGAACAGTTACTAGCGAAGAAGCTGCCACTCAATACGCATTACTAGGCGAGGCCGCACAGAAAACTGGCGAGCAAATGGGCCACTTGGCCAAAGGTAACATTGTTGCAGCAGAAGCAGCCAACAAGGAAGCAGAAGCAGCCAACGCTCGTAATCAAAGAGATCCAACACTTTTACGAATGGCCGCCATGGGAGATGCTGCAGGCAGCGTAGGTACAATTTTAAAGAAGAGTACAGAAGACAACATGGCATTACACGATAGTGTAATGAGTGTAGTAAAAGGAAATACAAACTTATTAAAAAGTCAAACTGATTATGCTACTGCCCTTAGCAAAATTAGAACTGATATTATAGCAAGTCAAGAAGGTCGATTAAAACCTGGCGGAGAACGTGTTAGCGGAGCAACTCAAGGAGTTATAGCAACACAAATAGCTGGACAAAATCTTGGAGCAGGTGTTGCTGCCGCATCGGAAGTTAAGAATAAAGCGACCGGCGAAAGCATTGCCGGTGGCGCCCGTCGTATAGGTGAAATTGGAGAACAAACTGCTAACAATCTAGCAGGTCCGGGTAAGAATGCCGCAGTCAATATGGAAGATGCCGCCAGGAAAGGTCAAAACCCACAACCGTTTGTGCCCAAGCCAGGCGAAGGCAAATACGAAGCAGAAGCAAGAAAAGAAAACGAAAGTGGCGGTGTAGTTGGTGAAATTACAAAAGCTCTGAGTAATTTATCAAACATTGGAGCCGACACTCTAAATATTACTGGTAAGGTTACAGGTTTAACACGACATGCAGATGGCGGATATGTTAGCCAACCAACACTGTCAACTTTAGCAGAAGAAGGTCCTGAGTTTGTATTAAACCAAGGACAGATGAAGGACACTATTGCTGCTGCTGGCATGAGTGGTGTTAAGAATATACTTGGAAAACTTCCTCCTCCAGACTTGGACACTAAAGAAGACAAATTTAAAGCAGCATACGAATCAATGAAAGGTATGGCTCCGCCAAGGGGAAATCCTACAGGTGGCATGGACGGATTTGACTTGAGCAGTATATCCAAAGCTATTAGTATGCCAGCCAAAGCACCTGCCGTTGATATGGCTGGCATTGCCAAAGCTATCAGTATGCCTGCTAAGACAGAACCTAATATCAATATGACAGAAATGTCTAAGACTATTAGCACATCAATCAGTTCCATGACTGGCGGCGAGTCAACTACTAAACGTGTTCAAAGTGATGACAGTAAGAGTGCTGAAAAAGAAATGTCAGAATTAAAATCAAAGTTTAATGAAGACATGGCCGCAAGAAAAAACATTCTGATTGAAGGAATGGCTGTTGAAGATAGAAAATTTTCCAAAGTCCAAGCTGTTATGAAGGCAGACGACGAAGCAATAAAGATAAAAGAAGAATTTTCAAAAAAACAGGAAGAGCTACAAAAGAAAATTGCTGACGGTATCACATGGGAAACCAGTAAAAAACAAGAATCAGTTGAAGAGACTAAAAAACTTGTTACAGAACAACTAGCAGTAACTTTACAAGGACAAGAAGCCAGATTATCTGAAATAGAAAAAGAAGAAGCGTTAAAATTAATTGGTATCGAACAAGGTGCCGAAGCAGAAAAAGCAGCTAGAGAAAAGTATCAAAAAGATACTTCATTATTAAACATGGCTGCTATTGGCGCAGAAGAACCAGAAGCCTCTATGGGTGCCGGCAAGTACTCAGCACCCATAGCAGCCACTCCTGCTATAGATTTGAATGCCATTAATTTGCCCGGCTTTGGAGCCCAAATGAAAGCCAATGCTGCCAGTGTGCCTGCTGCAGTAAATAAACCTGCAGAAGAAGCCAAAGCCCAAGCAGACGCGAAAGAACAAGCTGCCAAGGCACCAGCTGCCAAATCTCAAGCTGACGATAAACCAGCACAGCGAGGCGGCAAGACCGCTGCTCTAGAAGACGTAGTAAAGGGTTTAGATATGTTAAATATAACTATGAACAAGCTACTTTCACAGAGCGATGATTTGGGAAGAAAACAAATCACGGCGCTCGAGAAAAATCCAAAGAACATGTATAGTTAATTATGAGCTGGAAAAAATATTTCACCCCTGTTAATGTAAGATCATCGGGCTCAAACAGCAGTCCGTTAACTAATAGCGGCAACGGTGTAGGCCCAGCTAGAAAAAACTATTCTAGCTTTTTACCGGATGTTTATTCCGGCGCCCCTAATCGTATTGAACGCTATTTGCAATATGATACCATGGACATGGACAGTGAAGTCAATGCGGCCTTGGACATCATTGCTGAATTTTGTAGTCAAAAGAATAGAGAAAATCAAACACCATTCCATTTATTTTTCAAGAGCAAAGCTACTAATAGTGAAATTGCCATCTTGAGAGAATATCTACAGCAATGGACAAAATTACAAAAGTTCGAAACTAGAATTTTTAGAATTGTACGCAACGTATTCAAATACGGCGATGCATTCTTTGTAAGAGATCCTGAAAATAAAAAATGGGTTTACATAGATTCTAGTAAAATAGTTAAAATTATTGTGAACGAAAGTGAAGGCAAAGAACCTGAACAATACATTATTCGTGATTTAAATCCTAATTTTATGGACTTGGTCACAACCACTATTCAGCCCAACAATCTTAACACCAACAATCGCGGAACTAATTACGCTGGGCCCAACGGCAGCGGCCCCGCAAGAGGCATGACTGGTTCATATCCGCAAGGTGGCACTGTGGGCACACGCTTTGATACACAACAAAACGAACTAGCAGTAGATGCCAAGCATGTGATACATTTAAGTTTAAGCGAAGGTCTAGACAATAACTTTCCGTTTGGAAACAGTTTATTAGAAAATGTTTTTAAAGTATTCAAACAAAAAGAATTACTAGAAGATGCTATTTTAATCTATCGCATACAACGTGCTCCTGAAAGACGTATTTTTTACATTGATGTGGGTAACATGCCCAGCCACTTGGCCATGGGCTTTGTGGAACGTGTTAAAAATGAAATTCATCAAAGACGTATCCCCAGCGCAACTGGCGGTGGTACCAACGTTATCGATAGTGCTTACAATCCATTAAGCATTAACGAAGATTACTTCTTTCCAACCACAGCAGAAGGTCGCGGAAGTAAAGTTGAAACACTGCCAGGCGGTACAAACCTAGGTGAAATTGACGACTTAAGATACTTTACAAACAAATTATTTCGCGGTTTAAGAATCCCAAGTAGCTATCTGCCAACTGGTGCAGAAGACAGCCAATCACAGTATAACGACGGAAGAGTTGGCACAGCATATATTCAAGAATTGCGATTTAACAACTACTGTATGCGACTACAGAGCTTGATGCAAGATGTATTTGATCAAGAATTTAAACTGTATTTGTATGAAAGAGGCATCAATATTGACAGTGCTCTGTTTGAATTAAAGTTCCAACCGCCGCAAAACTTTGCCACTTATCGTCAAGCAGAGTTAGATAATCAGCGTATCAACACATACGGTACTATTAGTCAACAGACTTATATCTCAAAACGTTTTGCTTTGAAACGTTATCTAGGACTAAGCGAAGAAGAAGTTGCAGAAAACGAACGCTTGTGGGCTGAAGAAAACGGCAAAGGCAAGCCAACACCCACTGACAGTAGTGGAGAATTACGCGGCGTTGGAGTTAGTCAAGCAGGTATAGAATCTGATGCTGGCGCTGCCGCCGACACCGAAGCGCCACCAGGAATGGAAATGCCTGGCGCACCACCGGGAACAGCACCAGCAGCACCTGGGCCGGTTCCTACAGCACCGGCAGCATAAATAACGTATATGATACTACGAGAATTGTTTTACGTTGATAAAGATATTAGGGCCGTGACATCTGACAGTCGTTATGATGCTGGCCGTGACGACACCTCTGTGCGAAAAGGTGACACACGTAAAACTAGATTGACTTTAAAGCAGATAAACGAACTGCGTAAAGCCAGTGAACAGCATATTTTAGAACAAGAAAAAGAACTAGAATTTGTTGAACAGATGTATAAAGCACCAGCACAGCCTGTTGCTTAACAAAAATCCCCGAAAACTTACCATTTAAGCGTATATTTTACAGTTATATGTAAATATATCGACAGCCTTGCAATAAACACATAGGAGACAAACATGACTGATCGATCAAAGTTCGAGCAGATGCTCGAGTATCTAATTTCTGAAGAACAAGACAAAGCCAAAGAGCTTTTCCATCAACTGGTAGTTGAAAAATCTAGACAAATCTACGAAGAAATTCTTTCTGAAGACTTCGAAGAAGATGTTGAAGAAGGTAAAGACGACGAAGACGACGAAGATCGTACAGACGAAAATCGTGCAGACGAAGATGATGTTGAAGAGGGTTTCGGCTTTGAAGCTGACGACATGGGCGACGATGAAATGAACGGTGACGAAATTGGTGGCGATGCTACTGATGACTTCATGGGCGACATCGAAGCAGGTGATGACGAAGAAGGCGATGACATGGGCGGCGATGGCGACATTGAAGATCGTGTAGTTGACCTAGAAGATGCTTTAGATGACCTAAAAATGGAATTCGAAAAGATGATGGGCGGTGAAGGCGATGACATGGGCGACATGGGCGGCGATGACATGGGCGACATGGGCGGCGATGACATGGGCGACATGGGCGACGAAGAAGAAGTTAAAGATAGCTTCAGCATAGGCGACAACTTCATGCGCGAGTACATCGAAAAAGTAGCAAACCCAAAGCACGGTGATGACGGTGTTAACAACAAGTCAATCGTAGCAGGTAAGAACGATATGGGCGGTACAACTGCTAATATGACAAAAGGCGGTACTGAAGGCGGCAAAGGCGTACAAAGCGGTTTACTAAAGCCAAACACTAAAGAAGAAAACTTTGGTAATGTAAATGTACCAGGCGGCACTAATGCTAAACAGTTCTATAAAAAGAACGGTTCAGGCCACGGCGCTGAAAAGAAAGGCAACGGCGACAACGGTGACAAGGGCGCAGGCTCTCCAATCAACGGCGTCAAAACCAGAGCCAAATAAGGTTAAGTAGATGAATTATCTTCGTGAAAACCTGAGTTTCGACCAAGCAAAAATGGTCGTTGAATCCGACGGCGAAGGAGGCAAGAACCTTTATATGAAAGGTATTTGTATCCAAGGCGGCGTTAGGAATCAAAATCAGCGTGTTTATCCTGTTAATGAAATCGACAGGGCTGTCAAGACCCTGAACGATCAACTTGAAGGTGGATACTCAGTACTCGGCGAAGTGGATCATCCAGATGACCTAAAAATTAACCTTGACCGTGTGAGCCACATGATTACAAATATGTGGATGGATGGCCCAAACGGTTATGGAAAATTAAAAATCCTACCGACTCCAATGGGCAACTTAGTGAAAACTATGTTGGAAAGCGGAGTTAAGTTAGGAGTAAGCAGTCGCGGATCCGGTAACGTCAAAGAAGACGGATCCGGTGAAGTGTCAGATTTTGAGATTATCACAGTAGATGTGGTAGCTCAACCAAGTGCTCCGGGAGCGTACCCAACACCAATCTATGAACACCTTATGAATAATAAGGGAGGTTATAGTAGCCTTCGTATAGCGAAGGAAGTGCAGGGCGACCCTAAGGCGCAGAAATATCTCAAAGAGAGCTTATTAAGATTAATAAGCGGACTCCAATAAAGAGGAGAAACACATGTTGGAAGCACTAAAAAGTCTATTCGAAAACAATGTGGTTTCTGAAGATGTAAGAGCAGAAATTGAGAAAGCTTGGGATTCTCGTATCAACGAAAATCGTACACAAGTTACTCAACAACTAAGAGAAGAATTCGCACAACGCTACGAGCATGACAAGTCTGTCATGGTAGAAGCTGTTGATCGCATGTTGGGTGACCAACTACGCGAAGAAATCGCTCAATTTGTTGAAGATCGTAATCAATTAGCCGAAGCAAAAGCAAAAGTAGTGGTGAAAGCCAAGAAAGACGCAGAAAAAATTAAAGAATTTGTTGTGCGTCAGCTAGCTACGGAAGTTAAAGATTTACATGAAGATCAAAAACAAATGGCTGACAAGTTTATTAAACTTGAACAGTTCGTTGTAGAAGCTCTAGCACAGGAAATCGCAGAATTCCATACAGACAAACAAGATCTTGCAGAAACAAAAGTGCGATTGATCCGTGACGGCCGAGAGGCATTCACTAAGGTCAAAGAACAATTTGTTAAGCGTGCAGCTAGTTTGGTAGAATCTGCAGTTGAAAAAACTCTTACCCAAGAGATTGGTCAACTAAAAGAAGATATTGAAACAGCACGTAGAAACGACTTCGGTCGCAAATTGTTTGAAGCATTTAGTAATGAATATCAAACAAGCTACCTTTCAGAGAAATCTGAAACAGCAAAATTGCTCAAGGTTATAAACCAAAAAGAGTTGGAAGTTGCAACAGCTAAAAATGATGCAGCACAAGCTAGACAACTCGCAGAAAGCAAAGAACACAAAATTAAGGCTCTAGTGGAGAGCAAAGAACGTCAAGAAGTTATGACGGAATTAGTAGCACCTTTGTCCAACGGACAAAAAGCTATTATGACAGAGCTTCTTGAAAGTGTACAGACATCAAAATTACAAAATAGTTTTGACAAGTACCTTCCGGCTGTAATCGCTGGAGAAGCTCCACAAAAACGTAAGGCACTAGTAGAGGCAAAGGAAGTAACAGGAAATAAAATTCCTAACAGCGCAAGTAGCAGCGAGAATGACAACAATATTGTTGATATTCGTCGACTCGCTGGATTAAAAATTTAAGGAGACAATAAATGTCAGAACTACTATCAAGCCGTTGGAACGAAACCAAGGAAGCCCTATTAGAAGGCCTACAAGGCAATCGTAAAACATCGATGGCTGTAACATTAGAAAACACTCGCAAGTATCTAGCAGAAAGTGCGTCAGCAGGCGCAACTTCAGCAGGTAACGTTGCTACACTTAACCGCGTGATCCTTCCAGTGATCCGTCGTGTTATGCCAACCGTTATTGCTAACGAGTTGGTTGGCGTTCAGCCAATGACCGGTCCAGTTGGACAAATCCACACTTTACGTGTTCGCTATAGCGATTCATCTACAGGTGCTGGAGTTGTTGCTGGTGAAGAAGCATTCAGCCCATTCAAGATTGCTGAATCTTATTCTGGTAACCAAGTTTCAGGAACTCCTAAGGCAGCTACTACAGCCAACTTAGAAGGTGCTGCTGGTAACAGAATGAGCATTCAAATCTTGAAACAAACAGTTGAAGCTAAGACACGTAAGCTATCAGCTCGCTGGACATTTGAAGCTGCTCAAGATGCACAAGCCCAACAAGGTATTGACATCGAAGCAGAAATCATGGCTGCTCTTGCTCAAGAGATCACAGCTGAAATCGACCAAGAAGTTCTTGCTTCTTTAAGCACTTTAGCTGGTGCAGCTACACAGACATACGATCAGAGCTCAGTATCTGGTGTTGCTACATTCGTTGGTGACGAACATGCCGCATTGGCAGTTCAAATCAACCGTGTTGCTAACTTGATTGCTCAACGTACACGTCGTGGCGCAGGTAACTGGGCTGTTATCAGTCCAATGGCATTGACAATTCTTCAAAGTGCTACAACTAGTGCGTTTGCTCGTACTACAGAAGGCACATTCGAAGCACCTACAAACACCAAGTTTGTTGGTACATTGAACAACGCTATGAAGATTTATGTTAACACATACGCTTTAGAAAGCGGCGGATTTGACAACGTTCTAATCGGCTACAAAGGTTCTAGCGAAGCAGATGCGGCAGCATTTTATTGCCCATATGTTCCGTTGATGAGCAGTGGTGTTGTATTAGATCCATCAACATTCGAACCAGTCGTTTCATTCATGACACGTTATGGTTATGTTGAGTTAACAAACACAGCGTCATCTCTTGGTAACGCTGCTGACTACTTAGGCAAGGTTGCTATCACTGCTGCCGCTGTCAAGTTCAGTTAATCAATACACCGCAAGGTGGTATGATTCAAAAGGCTCTTCGGAGCCTTTTTTTATATCTGCTAAATACATAGTAATGATTCACATAGTGTGAGTTTTATGCGGAAATCCAACCGCGTACAGCCTAGAACGCTGTTATTTCTTAAGGAGAAAATAAAATGGGACGTCCTTTACATAAAAAATTCTTTGGTAACCGAAACATCGGTTCCGCAAGCGTAACCACTGATGATGGCATCGGTGGCAGTCGAGTAGGCAGTGTTACTGTGGGTGGTGTCAACAACTCTACAGGTTATACCACTGGCGGCGCAGTTACATTCACGCAACCACAACTACCAGGCGGCGTTCAAGCTACCGGCACAGTGGTAGCCACTGCAGGTGCTATTGTCAGCATCACAATAGTGGAAGCAGGTTCGGGTTACACATCAGTTCCTACAGTAACAGCAGGCACAGGTACAATTGGCACAACCACTCTCACAGCCGTGTTTCAAGTGGACACAGGTGCAGTAAGTACAGCAACCAATCAAGAAAATGCCATCACAGTGTTTGCTTTTGTCACAGGCGGCAGTCGCAAAGTTGGAGACATCATCAAACAAGTATCCGGCACACGCTACAAAGTTAGAACAGCAGACGGCACTATGATTTGTAAATTAAAAGCATCAGCCGCATCAGCCGCAGGTGAAATGGATATACAGGCCACAGATGCAGCAGCAGGCACATATTTTGTGACCAAACTGACATCACACAGAGCCAGACTGACTCAAGGCACTGGCACAGTGTATGCTAACAATACTTCACATGCTTGGACATTAGGTTCTGCTACTGCCACAGTGGCTAAGATTCCTAACGCTTAATAGTATATTGGAAAAATAGATAATGTCAAAAATAGTTAGAGTCCAAGACGGTGACTACAAGATAGTTGTAGGATCCGAATCCAGTGAAGGGTATATCTATCTAGATACAAACCCTAACGGAATAACTGGATTCCAGGGCAAGGTTACTATTACAGGTGACCTATTGGTCATGGGTAATACCACAACTGTGTCTTCGGAGACTTTAACTGTTGTCGATCCAGTAATTGTTGTAAACCAAGGAGAACTAAATCCAGGTGTGGCAACAGCAGGTACTCGAGCTGGTATAGAAATTGATAGAGGAATTAGACCAAATGCGTTTGCCATTTGGGATGAAAGCGTAGACAGTTATGATCCGACAGGCGTATTGATTGGCGAACCAGATAATAATTTTCACGGTAGTTTTATTTTTAAAGATGCTAACGAAAATCTAAGAGCCATTGTTACAAACACTGTTAATACTCTAGGCGGTGACCTTGCGTTGATTACTCAAGGTAACGGTGTTATAACTGTATCAGGAACAAGTAGCTACGAGAATCAGATTCTTGATTACACAGCCTTAGTTACTAGTTATAATATTGCCAGTGTGTCACGAACAACCAACGTAGCAACAGTTACGTTAACTAGTGCGCCTAGTCCAGCATTTACGGCAGGGCAACGAGTATTTGTCACTTGTGGCACCAATGCAACATTTAACGGTTCTTTTATCACAATTATTTCTGCGGTAGGTTCAAGCTTCACTTATGCCAACACTGGTATCAATTTACCCACAACTGTGGCAACTGGAACGGTAAGACCGGATGCCATACTCGACGACGACAATATTCCAAACATGAAAGCAGTGGCAGATTATGCTGCCAATGTTGCTTCTTTAGCAACGATTAACAGAATTTTAGAAAACGATACCAAAGTACAAGCCTACGATTTCGACACTAGCGGAGTTAGTGAAATAACTTTTGAAGTTGATGGGACTGAGCGAGCGGTAATTAATTCAAGCGGACTAACAGTAAACAATATCAGAATTCAAAATAATAATATTTTTAATATATCGACAGAAAATGTGTTATTAGGAGACGGTGCTGATCCAAGAGGCGGAGTGTTAAACATTGCCAATAGGTCTTTACTTTCTACACCGTCTACTCCATTAGGATACGTAAAATTGTATTCTCGTGATGTGGTAGGCACTGGCGGCACAGGATTATATTTTGTAAATACTTTAGGAACCGGCGATGAATTAATCAGTAAAACTAAAGCATTTCTGTACTCGTTAATACTTTAAGGATACGAAATGGCAATTTTAAGCACACTACTCGGAACTTCAGCAATAGCTATTACACCTAATCTTACTACAGATTCGGCAATAACTGTAATAATGTTTTGTAATTTAAACACCTCAATAGAAAATATTGATGTGCATGTAGTAGCCAGTGGTGGAACCCCAACAAACACAAATAAAATTGTAGACCAAGCTCCAGTTGATCCAAGTGATACATTTATTTTCAGTACTGAACGATTGGTGTTAAGCCCAGGTGATAGAATTTATGCTCTAACAACAACTCTTAACATGGTCAGTGTAACAGCAAGTTATGTGGTTATCTAATTATGAAATATTTACGCAGACATAATGTAAATCCCCAAAGTTTTTTAGACGATACCATTCTTCAAAAAGCTGATGGTAATATAGAGTTTAATCCTACCAGTGACGTATTGATCAACGGTAATCTTGTTTTTGGAGCAGGATTTGGTATTCCAGGACCCACAGTCTCAAATGTGATGTATGTTACCCTAGATGGTAACGACGCCAACGACGGCCTAGGTGAAGGCCCTAATCAAGCTAAACGAACACTGAAGGCCGCATGTGCCGTGGCACAACAAGGT